TTCCTATTCCGCCCCCTACACATCCCACATTATAATTGAGTGTATCAACTTAATGGTTATTGGTTAATGGTTATAAGTTTTTGGTCAGAGGTTTCTTGTGATAGCAACAGCATTTGTAACCGCCACAAGCATTAGTATCCAAAAAACCGTGAAAAACCGTAAAAAAAACGCGTAAAAACCGCGTAAAAACCGCGTAAAAACCGTAAAAAAAACGCGTAAAAACCGCGTAAAAACCGTAAAAAAAACGCGTAAAAAAGGTGAAAAACCGTGAAAAAAAACACCAGAAAATCAAAAATCCTTAATTTTTTAGCGAACAATCCAGGTGAGCATAAGACTTCAGAAATTGCGAGAGCCGTAGGTTTATCTGTTAATAATACGTCTCCTGTTCTTGGTCAACTGACGAGAGATGGCAAAATTAGAAAAATTAAAGGCGGCACTTATAGCGGAATCGACACACAAACACAGTCTCCCGATGGCAAGCTCAAACAGCTTTCCAAGCAACTGCGCACTGCAGAAGACAATGAAATAATCATCTCTGAACTGCTCAATGAATACGGTGATCTCTTCAAAGAGTGGGTCGCCGACAAAGGTATAGACTTTGAAAAACGGCTTGAGAGATTCAAATTGTTAACCATGATCGGCGATAGGTTGTTGAAGCGGTGGGCGTTGGTGCATGTCGGCTACGATACGAATACGCGTCAAGCGCAGGAAGATGCGAAAGCGAAAACCGAGGAACGAGAGAAAGCGGCACTTGAGAACGCACCGCTGGAAGATAAAATCGTTGTGGTCGGACATTACCAAGAGGGCATGCAGGAAATTTTGAGGAACCTACCGAAGAAGGAATTAGAAGATAGCGAAGTCTAACAATGTTCGGCAAAGAACCTGTCTACAAATATTCACCTAATGGCTATATGGTTTATGGTGCGATGGTGGATTTATGTATGTCGCATGCGAGCGTGAAGATCGCAGGCGGCACGTATGATGCAGGCAAAACGTTTGGCTGTGTTGCCTATATGGACATGCTCGCAAATGAGTATCCGGGTGCGCGAATGACGTTCGTGCATCGGAGTTTGAATCGGGTTTATCGGAATATCATCCCGACGTACGAGAAATATCTTGGGTATAAGCCGACGAGCCGAGATCATCCGAAGCCGACTTATGTGACGCGGTACGGTGGTGAGAAGCCGGAGTTTTTTGAATATCGAAACGGCACTCGGATTTGGATAAATGGGTTAGACCAACCGAATAACCTGTTATCCGATTTCTTTGATGCAGGGTTCGTCAACCAGGCAGAGTTAGTGCCTTTTCCGGCATGGGACGAGTTGACAGCTCGGGTTTCCGAACGTGCGGGTGTGATGCCGGTTACAATGCTTATGGGAGATTGTAACCCGAGCGTTTCGCATCACTGGATACGGCGGCAGGCGAAAGAACAGAAACTCGCATATTTCAAGATGTCGTTTTTGGATAACCCTGAAATTATCGCAGATCAGAAGTCTCCGCGGTTAGCGGAATTCAAAAGAGAATTTGCGAACGATCCGAGTCCGAAACTTATAGACAAAATCATAGACATGTTCTCACCGAGCGGTCTACGGCGTGTCGACAAACTCCGCAATCTTGAGGGCGTGCGTTTCAAGCGTGGCTTCCTCGGTGAGTGGGGTGCGGGTGAAGGGTTAGTCTTTAAGAAGTTTGACCGTGAAATCCATATTGTAGATACAACCATCATGCCGAACTGGAAACGGTATCTGAGTGTGGACTGGGGCTATCGCGGACCGGCGAGTGTGATATGGTGGGCGCAATCGCCTGATGACAGATTGTACGCCTATAAGGAAATTTATATGACACAACTCATCAAACCAGAGTTGATAGAGCTGATAAAGAAAAATTGCGATCGCTATGACCGTATCCATTATGCCGCAGTCGATTCCGCGGACCAAGAAGGTGTTGAGCAGCTCAAGCGTGCCGGTTTCAGGGTCAACGAACCGAAAAAGGATAGAGTCGCACAAATCCAGTCTGTGCAACAGCGGCTGAAAGTCGATGCAACCGGTCAACCGGCGATTATGTTTCTGCGGGATCGGTTGGTGCATCCACCCGATGAAGACCTCAAAGACGACTACCGTCCATTGGAGGTGACAGACGAGTTTGAGTCCTTGAGCTACAACGAGAAGTTGAGAGGCACCCCTAAAGACGACGAGGATACCGTCGGCGATGACCACGGTATCGATGGCACCGGTTATTTGGTGCAAAGCCTACAGAAAAAACAGAGTGTTGGGAGCGGGCGCGTCGTTCACGGCAGTGTCACCATGAGGTGATGATATGAACTCCAAATTGAAAATTGAATACATATCCGAAGGAACAATTGATTTGGAAGAGATACAAGCAGCTGTTGAGCATTGTCGCAAAATCAAAAAGCATTTTAATGCGACAAAGGGCAGCATAGCAACAAAACGTGAGCAACATACCCATGTCCCGATGTCTTTCTGGAAACTTCTCGAGGAGATGTTAACAGACGAGAAAATTAGATGAATCTACAACGGACACTTCAAAGCTTGAATAAACGCATCTTTGGTCGGAACCCGGAAGCAGCTGCACGGTCGCGAAACACACGGGCACTCGCTGGAGGTCGTGTCTCCATGCAAGACCCGTTTCGGGCACAGACGCTGTATCACATAGCACCGCCGGAACGGTCGCGGAGTGTTTGGCAGCTGAAGAACTGGACAGAAGAAGAGCTGCTCCATCTGCCTGTAGACCAGTTCATGAAAGTCGTCACGAGCATTAGCCCCGAAGTGAACAAGGCGTACAAGGATTTTTTACGAAACTGTAACGAATCCTGGTATTACCAAGTCGAACCCGACAGTGCCACACCGGTGATAGACGACTTCATCGCACGGTTAGAGGCGAAGCATCACGATTTCGATGTCGTTTTGGATCGGATTTTCGCCGGTATCTACAAAGGCGGTGCCGCGTTTATCGAACTCGAATTGAACGCGTCCGGCGATATGGCGGTAGACTTGGCAGTGATGGACCCGTTCGTTGCGCGGTTTAATCGGGTTGGTCAGGAGTGGCTGCTCGGTCAATGGCAGAACGGGAAATGGGTGTATCTGCATGAGGACCCGACAGTGATGTACGTGCCGTTCAATGCCGGACCGAATGAGCCCTTCGGTCGCTCCATGATGGAAGCCGCACCGCTCGATGTTGTCCGGATGCTCGGCGTGATGAACGATTTTAGACGGGTTCTCGAATCGCAAGGCTGGGCACGTGCCGATTTTGAGATAGACTCCGAGAAACTCAAAGACTTCATGCCCGCGGAGATTATCGGCGATGTCGAAGCAGAGGACGATTTTATCAGGGACTTCATTAACGGTGTGAACCAGATGTATTCCAATCTCAAGCCGAATGAAGGGTACGGTCATTTAGACATCGTGAAAGTGAACATGCCGGTCGGCGGACAGATGAGCGCCTCGTTTTACGGCTTGGTTGACGGACTGATGCGGTTATACGATCGGCGTGTCGGTCGGGCGACAGGTAGCACACCGATAAAGCAGCACTCTAACGAGAACGTCGCGGAGACACATGCCCGTGAACAACGCAAAGATTACCGGATCGACATCTCCAGTATCCAATCGACAGTTGCCGGGACACTCTCAACCGAATTCGGCTACGTGCTGCGAGCGGAGGGTGTCAAAGGTGAGGTGATGTTCTATTTCGAGAACACACCGGATCCCGAAGATGCGAAAGCGTTAGCAGAGGCGGAGGGTGTCAAGATCGAGAATCTCTCAAAGTTGAAAACGTTGCTCGATATGGAGGGCATCGATGCTAAAACTTACGAGGACGAGGTCAACAAGTACAAGGCAGAGAAAAATAAGCATTCCTCCGGGATGCGAAGTATCGGAAAGTTATCGGCGTATCGTGGCGACCCGTCTCCCCAAAACCGTGAGCCCGATCATTTCTGTTCGGATCGCGACTGCCCGGAATGTAACGGTGAACGTGGCGACCAGAGAGCCGCAACGATTAGTCCGGATGGCTCAGAAGATCCGCTCCCTGTCGTCCCATCCAATTTTGAAGTGACGGCGGCATTCTTAGAATCCGCGATTGACGCTTTTGAAGATGTGATGTCTGCGGATTACAAAAACCTACTGAACGCACGGGTTACCGGCATGACGCAAACCGATGCGATTGATACCGTCAAGAAAGGGAATTGGGTCTGGAACCAGTTGACGAAACGGTATCGGAATTCTAAGACGAAAAAGACGATCTCCGCAAACACAGTGCTACGGTTGCGTGATGATTTTGTTGACCTCAAGCGCGACACGTTCAGTAGTCTGACGGACGACTTAATCAACTCGCGAATCACGGTTCAGGAATGGTTGCTTGAGATGCGTAAACGCGTTCGCGATGTGAATAACGCACAATATATGCTGGCACGTGGCGGTCGGAATGCGATGTTCCAAACCGACTTAGACGCGTTGTCTGAGATCATCAAAGAGCAGTTTGACTACTTGCAGAAGTTCGGAGAGGAAGTGCGGGCAGGTCATTTGTCAGCGAGTCAGATCAGGGCGAGATCGGAACTCTATATTGAATCCGCGACAGCCGCACACGAGAGAGGGAAAGCCGCCAGTTTCGATATAGAGCTGCCGGAATACCCCGCGGACGGTAGCCAGATTTGTAAAGCACGGTGCCGGTGCCGGTGGGAGATCGACGAGAAAAAAGACACGATCGAAGCGTTCTGGCTCTTGAACGTCGCAGCGAAACACTGTGATAGCTGCCTCTCGAATGCGGCGAAGTGGGCACCGTATACAATAGTGACCAGTGACCAGTAACCAGTTAAGAAAGGGATGGAAACATGAATAGCATTGCTTTTACTTTCAGAAACCGATTTATTTTAGTCCAGCGGAATGAAAACCCTATTTTGTTTCATATCGCTTTTTGGTTAATCCAACCATATAAGTTGGTAAGGGCAGGATGGCACTTAACATCAGACCGCGCGCGTATACAACCCATAAAAAACGGGATACACCGTAGATGCTATAAGGCTGTCCGACACATGGTTACTTGGATTATGTTTTCTGGTTTTAGTCCGTATAGTAGAAAAATTGATTATTGAACACTGGTAACTGGTAACTGGTAACTGATACAAAGGAGAGTAACACTGTGGAAGATGTACGCTATATACCTGGCATCATAGAGACGCGAGCGATGGGCGCGGAATTGCCCGAAGATGACGACGACAAATACTGGATTCGGGTGCTGGCGAGCAACGATAAATTGGATGGGCACAACTCCATCATGGATCCGCAAACCACGCTCCGCAACTATGAACGAGACGCGAAAACGAAACCGGGGGTAGCGTTGAAAGACCATCACGCCTATAGGTCTTTCGGCTACGGACGCTCCGGCAATGCCCAGTTAACCGACAAAAACGAACTCTTCATAGACTTCTATATCCTCAAGAACATGGAATACGATGCCGGTTCGCGTGAGTTTCGCACCAGCGAGAAGTTGATTCGTGCCATTGAACACGAACTCGTGAATCAGGTATCCGTCGGTTTTTACGAGGGGCGCGAGATTTGTAACCTGTGTAAACTCCCGATACGGCGATATTCGTGGTATTCGGACTGGGAACCACAGACAGATGAAAAGTGCTCCCACAAGATGGGGAAGTACTACGAAATTGACGGCAAGCGCGTAAAAGCGACTTACACTGTCTATGATGCCCGGCTCAAGGAGGTCAGCCTCGTTGAGTTCGGGTCAAACCGAAACACTGCCATCGATAAAAAACGTGAGATGCGCAGTTTCATGGAGGAACTCCTAATGACCGATCAAGAATGGATCGCGAGTCTACGCGATAAACTCGAAATCCCGAACATCAAGTCTACGGACGAACCCGATGCCGTTGTCCAGACGCTGCAAGAAGAACTCACCAGCCTACGCGAGCAGAACGAAACCTTGAAAGATGAGAAAGCCGATGCCATCAGAGAGAGGGATCAGTTCAAAGCGGACGCTGAAGACGGTATAGCGTATCGCGAAACGCTTATCGATGAGGGGCTCAAACAGGGTATCCGTGCACACGGTGACGATTTTGATGAGGAATACCATCGCGAGTATTACGCCGATCTGCCTATCAACAAACTCCAGAAGGCGATCGAGAACAACAAGAAACTCGGTGATGCAAAACTGCAGGGCGGCAGAAGCACAACCGACGACCACGAACCGCCACCGGAGCAAGCGCAAGCAAATGCCCGCGATCGGAGACGGAGAGGAAGAAGAAGATAGAAAAACAGGAAGACAGGAAGACAGGAAGTGTTTTTGCTTGGGTATTTCCCCTAGGAAGATAGGAGGTTATCCCATCCTTCCATCCTTCCACCCTTCCACCCTCCCGTTGACGATTGATAACCACTATAAGGAGTACAACAGATGCTGAAAGAACACCCGTTTTTAGTCACGACCACTTTCCAAGGTGACGGGGACACAATCAAGTACGATAAGACGAAAGACAACCGGTCTGATGCTGTCGGGAAAGCGTTCAAACTCAATTCCGATGGCAAAGGCGAGCTCGTTGGCGACGGTGACGAGATTGATGGGAAAGTGATCGCCGTTGACGACGACCACAAATTCACGGCTGCTTATATGTTCGGCGGGCTGCGGCTGCCCTTGGGGACTGGCCAAACAGTTACACGCGGCGATAAGGTTGTCGGTGCGCTCGGTCCGAATAGAGCAAAAGGGCACGTCAAAGCCGTCTCTGCGCCCGCAGCGTTACCATCGGATCTCGCCGATCTCGCAGCAGATGGGGATGTAGATAGTGACACGAAACGGCGCACTGCGCATAATGCCGCACGGACGCAGATCAATTCCGTCTCTGCAACAGTGAGTGCCTTGGTTGATGCAGCGAAGGGCAAAGGCTCTGTGATTGAATCCGACACCACGCATGCCCTGGTTGCCCTCGGTGCATAACAGAAAAGGGGAAACCTGTCGCTAAACGATTTCCCCATTTCATTCTATTTGAATACGCATATTGTAGCACAAACGCACAGTTAATGCTACATGGGTATTCCGAAAAAGGAGAACGAAAAAGTGTTAAATACACGAGAACTCAAAGATCGGATCAAAAACGACTCCGAGCGTGTGAAAGTCGTTGAGGAAGCCGCTGATGCCAGTATGCCAGTCTCTGCCTACCTCGATTCCGAATACGACCCCGAGAAAGACGGCGAACTCGGTCCTGATGATGAGCGGCTATCCGCAGCAGAGGTTATCACCGATGAACTCGAAATGAACACGGAGTGCAACCCTGCTGCAGGTCAGTGGCCCGCGCGGTGTGAAGAGGTGATTGGCGATCCGGCGAAAGAATTCTGGCTCAAAGAGATGTGTCTGAACGCGTATCGGAGCGTGTCTTATGCCCCGCAACTCGCAGCAGCGGCACGGAAAGCCGAACGGCGCGCCCGCTGGGAACGTGCCGGCACCTTTAATAGCGTCTATGACACCGAACCCGGTTCCACACTCACGCCATATTACGACGCGATGGCACACTGGGATCAGGATGTGGAAGTCGATATACGCCTCGAGGAACTCACGACTCGTTTCGCCGAGACAAGCAAAAGCGACTATCGCGCCACGATCCTGAAATACGATGAGGATGCCTTCCGTGAAGAACGCCGAACCCCGGGTAGCGATCCCCCGATGGCAACCTTCGAGACATCTGAACGTCCGATCCGTCCGAAAAAGCGGATGCTCGCGATCCCGTTCACCTACGAACATCTTCGCGAAGTCGAGTTTGTTGACAAGGCGATGGAACACGTAGAAGAGATCGCAGTGCAGCGGACGATGGCGAAAGTCGACGACGGTCTTGAAACGATGCTCTTTGGTGCCGGTGGCGACGACCTCGGTGGCACGATTATCCCGTTGACCGATTTAGACAGCGGCGCGACCACCATGACACCGAAGGCCTGGTTGACGCTCCAGAAAAAGTTCAAGCGGTCTTACATGATGACCTCCGGGATCGGCTACGAAACCGACATCACCGACATCCAACTCGCGAAAATCAGTGGGACAAACGTGATGCTGACGGCACTCGCCGAGCGCGATAACGCCGTTCTGAGCGGATTCGGCGGCGCGTTTCGGGTCATGAACCAGCTGTCCCAAGGTATCGGCATCGGTTGGCACGATGCGTTAGAAAACCGGTTGCAATGGTACCAAAAGAATGGAACGACGAAACGTGGGGATGCTCTTAACGCCTACATCGCTTACGACTTACGGAAAGCGGTCGAGTTTGTAACACAGATGAACACCGACATCATCGAGACGACGCGCGACATGCTCAAGCAGGTCGAGTACATCGTCTGCTCGGAGATTTGGGGCTGGATATCCTATCAACCGAAAAAGGCGATCTACATTATCGCTATGGGCGGACTCCCGGATGGGCATGACGCTACCGATGTGTTGAAAGTGGTCGAGGCAGCTTAGTGTCGGGGATGGAAGGATGGAAGGATGGAAGAACAAGAATGGAAGGGTGGAAGGATGGAAGGATGGAAGGATAAGAATGGAAGGATGGAAGATCGGAAGGATGGGTACCCAATCTTCCACCCTTCCACTCTTCCAACCCAGTTCTTCCAATCTTCCGAACCTGAGAGGAATTTCTCATGGCAGCGACTGTGCTGACAAGTGAACATTACGACGGCGTGCGCGGGTTGATTGCGCCGGATGTGACAGCTGAAATTATGTCAGACGACTATCTGTCGCAACGCCCTTTCGCGCCGGAAGCCGAACGCAAAATCAGGAAACGGCTTCGTGCTGCGGATGTTGATGTTGATTCACTGACAGGTGATGCGCTCGAAAATGCGAGACTCGCTATGATGCACGAATGTGCGGCTGTGTTGTGTCTCACCGCACCGCAGCAACTCCGCCAAACACTCATTCAAGTGCAGACCGAGGTGCAGAGTATTGATTGGCAAGAGAAACGGGCATTTCATCTCGCTGAAGCGGACGAACTGGTGATAGACATCATAGAAAACGCCGCTGAAGCGGGGAGCGCGTCCTCCAAACGGACGCGTCGGAACCCGTTTGGGGCGGTCGGCACAGAGCGAAAGGAAGTTTCCACACCGGCATATCCCTACAGGAGAGTCTATACAGACCGATGAGAATATTCAGACTCGGAGAGCATGTCAAGGCACGGATTCCAGAATCTAAAAAGATTGGCACTTTAAAAGTGGCTAAATGGATGAGGGGTCAGATCATCGGGCTTTCGCCTGACAGAAAGTTCGCTAAACTCCTACTGGATGACGATACCGAGTTATTAATTGAAACCCGTTTTTAAGGTAACCATCACAAAGGTGTCTGTATGCAAGAGGAACGAAACATCTACATGCTAACGTCTGCGGGTTGGCAACATCTTGGGACCGGTCGCGTTGTCGAGTCTGGCGGCATTTCGCTTGATACAGAAGATGTACAAGGTCTCAAAGAATTGTATCTCCAAGAGGAAACCGATAATGCGATTTCGGATACCGCCACAGCTCAAAGAAACCGTGACCGTCGTCCGTCAAGATGCGGTTGTCCGCAGTAACATCATAACCGTCGCTGAAGACGTTGTGTGTCTGATCGCCCCTGAAAGCGATCTGATTCGATTGACAAGTTCCGGTGTTGCGATTGGCGGTACGGGGTGGTCAGCGTTGCTTGAGAAACCGAACCCGGACATCATCGGTGGCGATATTCTAAGGCGAGCAGATGGCAGCGAATTGACGGTGCATCGCGTCCGTCCGCTCGGTGGGACGATGATATTGGAACTCCGCGGAGATGAGATCCCTTAGATGGATGGAAGAATGGAAGGGTAAGAATGGCAGAATGGAAGAGGGGAAGGATGGTTCGGTGAGTATCGCTTTTCTCATACAATAGGGTAAGAATGGAAGAATGGAAGAGGGGAAGGATGGGTAACCAACCTTCCAACCATCGCTTCCAATCAGAGTCATGATTAACATAGAATTCGACACACAGAAACTGCATGCGTATCTAAACGAAGTCGAGAATAGGCTCACGGACCGGACTCGGCTGTTCTCGGATTTCATTGCGCCGTTGGTCGTCGGTGAGATCGCAGAGGTCTTTGAGACAGAAGGTCGTGGTGAGTGGCCGGCTTTGCATCCGGCTTATGCCGCAGAGAAGGCGATCACGCATCCAGGGAAAACGATCTTACGTCGCGACGACACCTACATCCAAGCCGCTACGAGTACGGCGCATCCGGGAAATATCTCACATTTCGGAGCGAGCGAGATGATCTGGGGTGTGGATACTGGCTATTTTGAGGCTATATACGGTGAACCTTACCCGGAACACCATGAATTGGGAACCGAGCGGCTCCCTGCGCGTCCGGTTTTCGCACTTATCACTGTCGGCGGCCGGTTAGATGAGAATATCGAGAAGCTCACAGAGAAATGGGTGCATGAGGAGATCGCCGAAATCGAAGGAAATCTTTTTTAGATGGAGGGTAGGCGAATGCGGGAACATCTGCCGCAGAAAATCATCGTGAAAATCGAACGCTTATTAAAACGGTTATTGTCCAAGCGGGTTATGAAGCGTCGTATTCGCCAATCCATACAAAAAGACAGAAAGGAGACACGAGATGCAAAATCCAAAACTTAGAACGTTCCTCTACGCGATTTTATTCGGTTTACTGCTTTCGATACTCGGCACCGGGCTGATGTACGGGGTCCTCCATGTTTGGGGAGATGCACCGCAGCAGTGGGACTGTATTGTCACCGATCCACAAGCACAGGTCTATGACGGTGATACCATCAAAGATGTGCGCGTAAAGGTTTTAGATCACGCCTTCGCTTCGGAAGAGACAGGGCTGAAATGGCCAGGGATCATCATCGACGATGACGGTGTATACGTCGTCACCGACATCCGCATTGCCGGCATCGATACGCCAGAGAAACGGACATCCACAAAAAACGCGGATGGCACGCCCCGATCGGAAGCCTCGCGTGAACGAGAGAAAGCCGCTGCACTCGCAGCACGGCAAGCACTCATCGACATCATCACAAACAATAGCAATAAAATCTCGCTCACGGACGCACAGCACGGCAAATACGCCGGGAGCACCGTCGCCAATGTCGCTGTTGGCGAGATGGACGTAGCTTCACTACTTATCCAGTACGGGCATGCCAAGCCATATCACGGTGACACGAAACCGAACTGGAACTGGGGGAAATAATGGATTTTCTATCGCTTTTAACCAGCTCTGACAACCTGATCCAACTCGGCTATGTCGCTATCTTGATATTCGCTGCAGTTGTCTTGTTGCCACGCCTATTGCATGAGCATGCGAAAGAGCGAGAAGCGTTCCTTGCACTCATTAAAGAGACGAATGACAAGTTTATTGAAGTTATCGATTCTTACAAAGACGCACTCACAGACTTCCAGCAAAAAGAGGACGAGGCACACTCGAACTTGGTGCAAATGATAGTAGAGTGCCGGACGAATGTTGCATCGGAACATAAAGAGCTGATGCGAGCGTTAAAAGCAATCGCAAAGAAGTTAGATGCGGACATCATTGAATAGGAGACATAACAATGACGAAGGAAACTTGGGACGAGATACAGCAGACGCTACTCTTAGGCTTGTCGTTTGGGATGTGGATCGTTTTTGAATACTGGTGCTACAAAAGCCCTGAATTCGCCTCCGCATCACACACGACAGCCGTGCGGCTTGTGCTGACGAATATCGTAACCGGTATTTTCGCGTATATCTATACGAAAAGTACCAATAACGGAGAAAACAAACCCAATGGATAACATTTTACTGCGTCGACTCTTGAAGGACGAGGAAGGCTACAACCCGAAGGCACATCGAGTTGAGGGGATATGGCACATCGGCATCGGTCATAACCTCGAAATCGAACAGACCGACGAGGAGGCACGGATACTCGGCGACTACACACTCGATACTGTGCATACCTTATCGCTCACCGATGAGCAGTGCGATGCCCTCTTCGATCTGGATGTAGGGGACGCTCTACAAGATGTTCAGCCCACATTCATGCCGGACGAGTTAGAAGCGTTAGGAGAAACCCGTCGTGCCGTGATTCTGTCGATGGTGTTCCAAGTCGGCGGTGCCGGTTTCCGCAAGTTCAAGAAGTTTATCGCCGCCGTGAAAGCGAGAGACTTCAGCACAGCCGCAGAGGAGATGTTGAACTCGCTTGCAGCACGGCAGACACCCGAGAGATGGCAACGCGCATCGTTTGCCATGCGGAACGGGTACTTCAGAGAATATGGAACCCCTGCTACGGAGCCACAACCGACAGAAACAGCGTTGGGGCAAGTATCAGACGAAGAGCTCCTCACAGAGCTCACAAGGAGGATAAAAAAAAAGTGAGAGTCCAAGATATTGAGCCTCGGTTTGACGAAATAGAGGAACGGCTGACAGCACTTGAAGCAGATCAGCACACGCATAGCGATAGTCAACCGGATCAGATCGTTTCAACACCACAAACACCGCAGCGTAACCCAACAAGTGGGGAGGCAGCTGGAGATGCCACGTTTCCGACCGCCTCAAAAGCGGACGCTCATGCAGGTCTTAAAGCGGATATTCAGGCTGACATGAAGATTTACGATGCCGGTGTGGTCGGACAAGCTTTGTTACACAAGGTCTGTATCCGTGATGGCAACCGGGACTTTTGTCGCAGCGAGGAGATGGAGATTGAGACGGGGGACATCAAGCGCGTCCAACCGTTCAAGTTGACCGATGCCAAGTACACTGTGTTATCCCTCGACATGCTCAACCGGGTATTAGCGGAAACCGAAGTGGATAAAATCGAGTGGCGGGCGGAAGATTACGATTGTGAGGACATCGCGCGGAAGTTCGCCACGCGGTGTTGCGATCTCGGTATCAACTCCGTCGGTCGCGTACTATCTGCGTCCGGTGAACACGCGTTCAACATCGCGATCATTCAAGACGGCGCGTCTGTTGATGTTGTCTTCATTGAACCGCAGACAGACCAGTTCGTCGAGCCGGTAAGTTTCAAGCCTGGCACCGAGGAACACAACAATTACAACATGTACAATGCGAGTATGATTATCAGTTAACAGGAACCAGTGGCCAGTTGTGTAGGGGCGAGGTAACCTCGCCCTTACGAGAGGATTCTTTCTGGTAACTGGTAACTGGTAAATTCTTTACTGAAACGGAGGTTTTGAAAGTGAATATTAACCAGATCGAACCGAAATTTAAGGAACTTGAGGAAGCGGCGCGAGTCGCCCAAGAACGTTGCGATTCCCTTGAAGAACGTATCGCGCAAGTTGTAGAGCGTCAGGAGTCTCACGAACAAGCAACCGCAGCCGATGCTCACGGTGTTGAAGTTGAACGCACTGGAGACGATGCGGTGTTCAAGGCTGCTGCCGACGCTGCCGACTCACCCGGACAGGAAGCGGTAGACGCGATTCAGGAAGCAGAAACGCCTACCGAAATCGCAACCGAGATCGCGGAAGAAGCGGTTGAAACGGTCGTCAATGGGCATGCGTCTCCCGCGGAAGCGATCTTTGAACAAGCTGAAGAAGTTGTAGAAAAGGTGGCGACCGAAGTCGATGATGCCACGTTTCCAGAACCGGAACCCGAACCGGAAAAGGTGGAGCCTGTGGCGACTGTTGAAGTGGTTGTTTCGGGCAACGTAGACCCAAGAACCAGAGGGCTACTTGAGAGCCTGAAATTTGTTGACAACGACCTCGTCAAAGTTACGATCATCAATGAACGAAAATGAGTGGTTAATAGTTATTGGTTATAAGTTATAAGTTAAGAGGTTTTGGATTAAATCAGAATCCTCTTAACCAACCACCACCAACTATTACGCCAAGGAGTCCAGAATGGATGCCAAACTCAAAAAGATTCAGATAACGCCTGTCAAATTTGACAAAGAAGGCGACATCAAAGACCCGGAATTCGCCACGTTGACGCTCGAAATACCGATGGATTCCACTGGGCAGCGTGCCGCTATTATTGACTTGTGTGAGCTTCTCGACCAAGAATGGGTCACGCTTGAGATTGGCGGTAAAGCATAAAGGGTGATAACCCTCGCCCGAAGATCTAAGATGAGGTAGACAATTGATGGAACAAGCACAAGTAATCGGAAACCCACATCGCCGAGCAGAGATTATCAACGCCCTCGAAGGATTGTTTAAGCAACTCACGGAACCTGTACAGGATTCAGGGTTTCCGATACATGTCAAGACAGTTCAGAAACGGTTTGTGCATTGGACGGCGTTAGACCAGCAAGACGCGCTGCCGGCACTGCTGCTCACTTATGGCGATGGCGGTTCTGCCCCGGATTCAGAAGTCGTCGGTTACATCGACGAAAACTTACCCATCGCGGTTACTGCCGTCATGAAAGAGGCACCGGGTATGAAAGACCTGACCGATCATGCATCCGACATCCACTATAGCATCGGACGGCTTATTAATAGCAACCCGACGCTGGGTGTCGCGGGTGTTAACCCAGAGAAAACACGGATTGCGTCTTGGCGAGGTAGCGAAGGTACTATCTCCAAATTTGAGATAATCCGTTTCAGAGTGGTTGTGGTGCATCGGTATCACGCCACAGAGAATGTTTAGAATAGTTTTCAGTACGATTTTTTCTCCGAAAAAATCTTTCAGTTGTCGGAGGGATGGTTTTCAGTACGGTTTTTCTGCGAAAAACCTTTCGGTACTCGGTTTTCGGTTAAGAGAAAGACACTCTATATCAAGTTATCAAGTTTCCCTCTTAACTGATAACCGATAACCGATAACCGATAACCATTCCCTCCGAGAACCGAAAACCGATAACCATTAAGGAGTTTAAACTCATGTATTTCCAGAAGACGAGACTTTGGTTTTGGGCAGCGACGATCGTTGCACTTTTATTGTTCTGCGGTGCTATCGCGCATGCGCAGCTGCCGTCAGAAGTTGACGAAACGAGCGTTGCTATCACATTTAACGAGATCGCTGGTAACCGCGGGTGGGGTGCGCTCGGTGCTGTGCCGTTTAAGAATGGGCATGTCTCTGCG